AGTTAGTTGTTTTGCCATTGTATTTAATTTCGTACCCCAGTCAGGACTCGAACCTGAAACCTACGCATTAGAAGTGCGTTGCTCTATCCTGTTGAGCTACAGGGGCATTCGTTCTTTAACGATAAATTTATTGAGGTTTATTAGTAAGATGCTCCATAAGATCACTCAGATTTATGGCGCCATCTTCATTGTAGTCTACACGATGGCACGAGCTGCTAGGCGGAAACTCTGATCCATAGCAAGCCAATAGCAACATAAAGTCCATTATCCATACTGTGATACTAGTGTACATGGTGGTTTAATATTAAGGTCTGCAAGGTGGGGCTTGAACCCACATGTAACCAATTACTCTTTCAACAAGGTATAAGCTTGAGGAGATACTCGCAGTTATTTATTTCTTCGTTCGTGTGTTTTTTTTCTGTGACAGTTAGAGCATCTTATCTCACACTTTCTCATCTCCTCTTTTATAGAGGATATGGCGTAAGACCCATTCACCATGTCTGAGATATTGTGAGACTTGTCTCCGTGCACGTGGTCAAAGTCAAGGACTATGGGGTTG